GCTGGTTTTACTTCACTAGCTTCGAAGTCCTGGGTATGTTGGTGACCCAGGGGCACAGTGCAGAGAACGGGTGTGTTTTAATTCTCCCCCGTCTTGAAGAATTAGGCCGACTGATTATAGAGACCGGACTCGCCTCTCACATAAGTAAATTGGGTGACCTGTACGAGCTGTTCTTTACACCTGCAGTTAGGACACGAACGTATGAGTCCAAAGCATACTCTCCCGCCCGCACCAGGAATTTGCCTAAGTTGGCAATCGTCGACTGGTGCTGTTGAGTAGTGAAGGGCGCAGGCCTGGCGGGCATGTTGTTTATGCCATTGCCTAGACCTGGCTCCCACTCCCAAATGGTGGTAACTTCAAAGTACCCACTGGGACCGACCGATGTCATAGTGGCCCCAATCGCGTCAACATTCTGCAGCTGTATGAACATGGTGCCACCAGCCCTGCCGGGATCTGTAGCTACGCCCGAGGAATTTATGTTCCACTGCTCATCGGCGGCTGTTGGCAGCCACAAGACCTCATGGGCCTTGGATCCGTTTGGTTCGACACTTAGAGCTTGGTTCATACCGGAGGAAGCAAAGAAGCTTGCACCTCCATCCTGGGTAACTAATCCTGCAGCATAGCCGAGTCCAACCGTGCCTGCTCTTTTGGAGTAGGATCCGGAAGGGCACCACTTGAAACACGCTGCGACTGGCCTGAATCGCTTAACGGGGGACTGTGTGACAAACAAATTCTGGGTGGCAGCTGCCCAAGTGGGAGTGTTTTGCAATAAGTTTGCAAGATTGCCAGCAACCAGATAAGCTTGAGTCGCACTGACCAAAGAAGGTGTGTACTGCGCAAAGAAATCGACATAATAGTCTGCACCCACGGTGATGCCCGAAAGCCCATTGACGTTGGGCCTCCAGGTGTCAACTGTGCGGATGAAATAACCAGCGTCAGTACCAGAATAAGGAGGGCGAGCGAAGCTAGCATGACAAGGGTCACTAACCATGCGGTGGTAAGATGCCATTGCGCCATTCATGCCTGCTTTACCTCTAGCCTTCCCTGTCCGCTGTCTGCGGCGTGCCACACGAGGGGCTCGAGCCACAGTTTGCCTCTTCTTCTTTCCCGCGCGCTTTGGGGCCGCACCCGCTTTCCTACGCGCCATCTAACCCTCAAAGAATTTATTAAGAATTGCCTCCCTAAGTCACGAAGGCGAGGCAGGGACATAAAGTCCTTTATTTGGATAATTTTGACCGCGGCCACCCCACGGCCTCGATGATGCTGAGGCACTGAGCAAGGTGGCTGCTGTTGCGAAGATCTCTCTCGAATTGGCCTAGAAACTCCTCCTTCTGGGCATGTGTAGCGGGGCGCTGGTTAAGCAACCGATAAAAGGTCTTTGCCCAGGTGACCGGGTAAGGCCTCTCCGCAAACACATGGGAGCAGAACTCAACATGCTCTCCTGGAGCCACCACATGGTACATCTTGAGCGGATGCCCAAGACTCGCGTAAGTTTTCTCAGCTTGTGGCGAGTACTCCTCAACGCAGTCATCTCCCATAGTGATGGCTTTGGTGGCTCCTGCAAGCAGGGCCACCCACCAGCGCACGCGTGAGTTGGTAGACGAGGTAACGTAAGCACCACTTTTCATAATGCCACGGTCCTGCTGGTGGTATGTCTGGCCATCCGACGTCAACAGCACTGAGCACGAAAGTGCTCTGTACCGGTTCCGGATAGCTAAAGCAGCCTTGGGAGCCGCTTCACACAGCAGTATGCGAGCCTCTGCCTCCAACTTCATCTGCCAGCTTTGCATCGACCAATCCCAGCCCACCACATCAGCGGCGACGGGCTTCACAAAGGTCTCCAGCTCAGCCTTCACGGCAGTAAGACCATCATCATCTAAGCCTATTCCAGGCTTCGACGGTATGTCTTTCCACATGCTGATCTCAAGTTCGTTCTGCCTCCCAAATAGCAAACGCTCAACCAGTTGATCGATCAAGGAAACGCTGGAAATCAACCTCCACCTATTGGCGAGGGCTTTGCTCTCCTTGTGTGGCTCGTTCTTGACGAACAACCTCACAGGATCGCACAGATCGGCATACACCATCTGTCCAGCAGACATCTTGTCCAGATCCTCCGGGGAATACTCCAAGAGCATAAGCAGTCTTCCCAGAACCAGGCCCGCAACGGCCTCATAACCCACAAAATCCAAAAACTTCTCATTCGTGTTCCCGCACAGACACCATGGCCACCCTGGAGTGGAGTCCATATTGACTTCCTTTAGGACGCGCCTGAGCGCTCCATCAAAAGCATCAACTGCTTTAGCATGGCGAGAACTTCCTGGTGAGTTCCACCAGATGTCATCGAGCCACTCGCAGGTTGCTCTGGAGGCTGGGTAGCTTTTGAGGGTCCGGATGAGGAGGTCTTTCTTTTCCTCCTCCGTGGGTTCTTTTCCGGTGACTCGACCCTCGGCTTGGTAGTAGAGGGAGGCCCGCTCTGCTTCGGGACCTCGCTCGGGCCACTGCCATTCTCTGAGCTCTGGGCAGAGCTCTTTGGCGGCGGAGGCCTCTGCAGTCTCCTTGCTCCGGGAGCCTGGTCCGAAGTCTGTGCGTAGGACACAGCCTCTTCCAAAGCCCCTTAGAGCTCCTCCGGACTCTGAAACCTCATCAACGCTGGTTGTAAGATCTGCTCGCCACTCCCGGAAGGGTTGGGCAGCTCTGTCAAACCTGGTGAAGAGGGAATCCTCGATGGAGGTGGAGACCCCTGCTGTCCCAGGGTGTTCGGGGGAGCACCCTGGGCCTGAAAATTTTCCCACTTGGATATCCGGACGGAGTAGTGCTGGGCAAGTAACTCAGGGTCCTTACGGCCGCGCCTGTGATACTCGTCTTCCAGCTCAGCGTCAATGTAATCTTCGAGCAAGTCGGCATTTACCTGACGCGATCTGCGGTTGAAGCCCACCTTGGAGCCATCAACCGCAACCTCATACTCCCGGTCACCCATGTAGACCTTAGCTTTCAGGACTACCTCGTCTTCATCATTCTCCGCGTCCTCTCCCCGGCGCCTGTGCATGGATACCAAAGTGTCATCCCTGTCGTCATCATCCGGGTAATAGTCGCTTTCAAAGCCCTCAACCCACAGCACATCGAAGTCCTCCTCCTGAAAGGTCTTCTTCAACCCTCGCATATACTCGCTCTCAAGCGTGAAGCCGAGATGCTGCAGTATTTCGAAGGTAACTCCAAGATTGAAGTTGTGCTGTGCGTCAGCAGCCTGATGGATTCCTATTACCTGCATTTCTCCCCCCTTCATCATATAGATGGGAGCCCCAGACGTCCCGGGGCCGGTGGAAATCTTGTACTTTAGGTAGAATGGGAACGCGACAGATGCCACGCCCGTAGACGACCG